CCAACAACAAATTATTTTAGCAATTTTACGATTTCTTCATAAACTGATTCCCCATTTTTGTTACTCAAAACAAAGTTAGTGAACCCTTGTAAATAACTTGACTTGGAAGATCTTGGTACTTGTACAATAGTTTCACCAGTTCCTACCCAAACAAAAGAACTAGAGGCTTTGTCAAACTTAATTATTTTTTTATCTATTGCTTTCTTTACGTTAGACTGAATAGACTTGTTTTTATCCTTACTAAGTGCAATGAATTGTTTAGGATCTTTTTCAGCCATAGTCTCTAACTCGTCTCTTAAAACAGAAATATCTCTTGTCTCATCTTTATTCATGGAAGAAATAAATTCTCTCACCTCTGATGCACTTAATTCAGCAGCAACATTCATTGCATCTCTTCTAAGCGATCTTTGTGACCTAGACTCCTTAGCGACTCTAGTTGGCTCTATTAGTTCAAACAAAGGCTTAATTGATGTATCTCTGTTTGGGTTAGACTTATTGTAGTTAGATAGCATTAAGTATTCAAATATTTCTCTATCTCCTGTCTTATTACCTCTCAACATTAGTTTACCTTGAGTCTGCTTAGTAAAAGCAATAGGCTCAATTACTGGTGTACCACCTATACCTAATGACTTAATGTTAGCAATATCCACATAGTCGTCTTTCTTTGGATCATATATCCTGTCAACTTTTGGCATGAATGCTATTGAAGGCATAATAAACTGACCTTTGTTATTTGGATCAGGTTTAATGTCTAAATATTGAAACACTTTTATATCTGTTCTTTTTAGAACAGGTATTGTTTCTACGTTGTTAAATTCTTTTGTTTTTATCATAATTGTTGAAGTTTTTAAAAAAAGAGGGGAGGGTTAACTCCCCCCTTCTAAGGTTTATAAAAGATTCTTAGAATCCTGTTACAAGTGCACAGTGTTCTTTTCCTAAAACCTCAAGGCCCATAATAGCCTGATAGTTTACGTCAAGAATTGCATCAGCACTAGTTGGAGTTGGAGCAAGTCCACCTGTCAATGTTTCTCTGAAAGAGAAGTTGTTTCCATCTCCTTCTAAGTAACGTACTTGTAGGTAATCTTGTGATCCACCACCACCTGCTGTTTTAACTTGTCCTGTAGGTACAAGATAAATTTCACCAGATCCAGTTACTGTCGATCCTAGTTCGTTGTGATCTAAGATTGACATTTGCTTCTTGTTCCAAGTTCTTCCGTATAGTTTGAACTTATCTACACCTAAATCGATGCTTCTTCCATCAACAGAGAATCTTGCAGAAGTTAATCCAGAACCGTCTAGACCGTTTAATGCATTATCAATTTTGATGTTAGCAGAAGTACCAACCCACATCCAGTAATCTTTTGGTGCTCTTGCTTTGTTTAAAGCAGAAGTAAGATCTTGTAATGTAGTTAGAACATTTGTGTTAAAGTCATATGGTGATCCTGATTCCAAGATACCACCTGCTTTTAACTCTTCTCTAAGACCGTTTGTAGTCTGTACAGCGTTTCCGTCAATATTCATATCTCCCACAGATGCTCCTGCGTAGAAATCTCCAGAACCTTTACCAAACATTAATGAGTTAGAGATATCACCTCTAAATCTTTGTAACGCTTCGTAAGTTCCTTTGTACATGAAATAAGGCTTACCTTTATACTCAACAGTTACTTTAGATGCTTTAGCAACATCTGAAATTCTGTATTTGTTTTTAAAGATTTGCACTCTATTTGATTGCTTAGTCAAACCGTACTTGATTGGATCTGGAGAACCAGAACCTTCACCCTGTGCGTTTGAGAATACAACAAATTTATCACCTGCTGCATTGTAGTCAGATGCATCACCTGCACCATCTACTGGTACAAAAGTTACTCCTGCTGCTCCAATAGACTTAATTAAGTAGATGTTACCTGAAGTACCCATCATTAAGTCACCAACTCTTGCTGTACCTGTAGAAGAACAAGCGATGTCTGCTTGTTGTCCTGTACCTGCACCTGCTTCTGAGATAGTTACTACGTTATCCTTATACAACGCTTCATTTACAAATGCGTGGTATACTGGCTGACTTACTGGCTTTAGTTTTCCTAAAGACTGCATTACGTCAAGGAATGAATCCTCTTCGTTTTGTACGTCTAAGACGCTTGATAAGATCTCTCTTCCTTGAACAAAAGAATGGCTCAAGAAACTAAGTGAACTTATATAATTTGAATTTTCCATTTAATTTTAATTTTATTATTTAACGAATGATTTTTACGTCTGAGTCCCCTCTACTCAGTGCACCCATTAAACCCTCTAAAGGATTTGTAGATGCTTTATAATTCTGCTGTGCTTTTGTAGGTTTCGTAGGGTTTTTCAAATCTGAAACAACCTTTTCTTGACCTATTTCTTGCCCATGAGAAATAAGGGATGAATCGTAAACGTCAGGATCTGAAGCATATGCCAGGACTCTATACCATTTGTCAAAGTTGATGTTACCTTCTTGATCTTTAAATAAATTAAAGAACTTATTGTTATCTACAGTCATTTCCTCTAATTGCTTAGGATCATCAATTTCATAAGAAAACTTTTCACCGTTATAGTCAACTAATATAGACTTGTTTTCAAGTATATTCTTAGTGCTAGGATTAGTGTTTACAGTTTCAATCCACTTTGAATTTATTTCATCTTGGTCTACTTGAGACTCTTCAGTTTTAGGAGGAGATGTAAATTTCTTCTGTTCGTCAACAAAAGAAGACCTTAGTTTATCAGCATCTGCTTTAAGCAGTTCTTTACCAAGTTCTACCTCGTCCTCGTCATACTTATCCTCGTCTAGTGAATATTTATTAATTATGTCACGCTGATACAATCTTTCAATTGCTTTATCAGATAGAGTAGGGTTGTCTTGTTTTAAGTTACGTCTCATAACTTGTTGATCAGACATCTCCTCATAATTAATAGATGTTGCCTCTAGATAAGGTGTAAGGCTTCCGTTTGCATTATAATATTCGACTGCACTTTTGATGTAGTCATCTTTAAATTGAGCATCTGACGAATCTCTCATTCGTTTGTACTCTTCAAAAAAGTCTTCTAAAGTTTCGGCTTTACCTCCACTTAATTCTTTTGATAAACTATCTAGTTGCTGAAACAACTCATCTGGTTTACCTATTTTATCTTCTTCAGAAGTTTCCTCTTCTTGTTCCGATTCCTCTTCTTGTTTAGGTTCGGTTACCTCTGTTTCTTGATTAGGGGTATCACTTACCTCTGTTTCTTTTTCTAACTCTTCAGCAGCATCTGTTAATGCTTCGTTAGGTTTCTCTTCTTCGGTGTTGTCAGAATTTAATTCAATTTCCTGAGTTTCACCGTTTTCATCTATCGTTTTAAATTCAGATAGATCAAAGTTGTCTTCAATTTCTGCCATAATTTTATGTTGTTTGTTTCAAAATTATTATTATATAGTTTTAGATTATGAATTTTTTACAATTCAGTTCCAGGTTGTTCTATCATTTTCATACCTATCTCTTTGGTAGGCAAGTTGTTAATAGCGTTCTGTTCTAGATTAGATGCTTGTTTCATCTCTTCTATTTGTATTTCAAATTTATATTTCTCTTGCTGTAATTTTGATTGTAACTCTGCTTTGAGTTTCTCCATCTCCATTCTCATTTGAGAGTCCATTTGAAGAGTTTGTTGCTTTGCTTGTTCAGCAGCCTGTGCAGATTGTTGTTGTATCTGGCCATTCATCTCTTGTTGACGAATTGCTTTCTGTTCTGCCTCTTCTCTTTTCTTTTTAATTCTGTATGCTAAGACTTGCTGTGCTTGTTTCAAGTTTGTTATTTGCTCAATATAAACAGCATCTTCAAAATCAACCTGTCCTTGAGCAACGCTTCCTTGAAGAATTTGCATTAGTCTTTGTTTTTGTTCTTCAGTTGGTCTGTCTTCAATTTTTACTCCAAACTCATGCTTACCAACATCAGCAGACATTTTAAAGAATTTCATTGTTTTTTTACCAAGAGATCTTACATATCCTTCTATTGGATTTATTCTCACACTATCTTGTAGCCTAACAATACATGAAGATGCAAGTTGTTCTAAAAGATATCTCTCACCTTGTTCTATATGTGCTAAGGCATTATTAGTTGCTTGTGCTGCTAATTTTGCAGTAGTTGTTAAAGACCTTGCATCAGGAGTTGATCCATCTGTAAATTCATTTAGACCTGTAATCTGACGAATCATTTCTATATTATTCTGTATAACAGTGTAATAAGAAACAGCATCTCTACCAAGTCCATTTTCTAGTTCTTCAATAGGTCTGTAGTTTGTCGGTTTTCCACCAATATCGTTTCTCCTATAAACTAAAGTACCAGTCTTATTAAATAAGTCTATGACATCTGTCGGCTTCATTTGATTACCACCAGATCCTAATGGAATATCTTCTAACGCACCTAATTCAATCATAATACCTTTTGGTCTTGCCTGATTGATTGTGTTTTGTAGTCTATACCAAGATATCTGAATTTGATCTGCAATTGGAATTAATTGTTCCATTATTCCCAAAGGCTTCATGTTATGGTAATCAGGAGCAAATAAGTGATATGAAAGATCAGTATCCATAAGTTTGGATTTTACTCTCTTCATGTCATTACACAATCCATAGTCAAAACAAAATGGTGAATCTACAATCCATGATATTTTATAAACTGTTTTATAAGATGATCTTGTAAATTTCTTTTTCTTTTTATTGTAACTATTGTAACCTGCTCTACCAAACCTTTTGTTTCCTCTCTTGTCTGTTCTAGACTCATGAACCATTTCGTCAACAGAGAAAAATTCCAAATCAAGAACTAACACTTTTCTATCATCGTAATTCTTGTAATATTTCTTATTAGATGGAAACATTTTTGAGTCTCCCTGTCTTCCTGAAAACTCCTCTGCAATAGTTTGATATTCTTTTTCGCTTATTTGTTCACCTGCTCTCTGCTTTAGATCAGATATGCTCATCTCAGTCAATTCACCAATGTGGATTTTGTCAGAAAAGTCTCTTTTATTACAGTGAGATATTAAAATTTTAGAAGGATCTATAACTCTAATTTTTACAGCACCATTACTGTCGATATACTCTTTGTAACCTGCAACACCAAAATCAAACAAATACTCCATGACTTGTTTTCTTTTTTCATCCATTCCATTTGTGTGAAAAACAAGGTCGATTCCTTGTTCCATCTCAATAGATGCATTATGCTTATAGGTATAATCCATGTGCATCTCAAGTTCTTCATCGTCTTGAGGTTCACCTTGTTTGTGTTTTAAGGCACTAAACTCTTCCATTCCTGGAGCAGATTTAGAGATTGCTTTTCTAAGATCCATTTTTGCTTTAGATCTTCTATAGTAATCTTCAATATCTGATTGTGCTACTGCATCAATTGGAGTTGCAGTTATATTATATTCTGTTTTATTTAATTTACCTAAAGCAATTCTTCTGAATTTAGGTACAATAGGAAGCACTGACCAGTCAATTGCAAACCAAGATTCATTGTCTGTTTCATCTACATTAAGTAAACTCTTGTATTTGTTTATAGACTGATTACCTTGAGCATAATCTTTTATCCTTGGATAAGAACCTCTGTTATTATGAAATGACTGTGTTCCATGGTTAGTGTAGTCAGACCATGCTGCTTTTGCATATGATAAACACCATTCTTTATTTTTATCCCTTGGATCAACTACATGATTGGGATAGTTTGCTTTGGTTTCTGATTTAATCATCTTACCTTATGTCTTTTAAATATATTTTTTGCTTCAACTAGAGACTCTTTTGAAAATTGGTTTTTTAATAATATATGCTTATCAGCAATCAACGTATATCCTGCTGCCATTGCTGCATCAAATTTTGTTGTTTTACTAATATCAAACTCTAACCAATCTTTTAATAATTCTTTAAAACACACATTCTCAATGTGCGACTCTATATAATCTTCAGTCACTTCTGCTATTTGCTGATGCGTTCTAACAGATCCACTTAATCCAGGCTTCATACTTCCTGGTAGGTACATCAAGAAAGCAGCGTAACCCCTGTCTTCAAAATATGTTTTTATACCTACCTTATTATCCTCGAACAATAAATCACAAGAATAATAATGACAACACTTCAAAACATCTTCATAAAATTGTCTTGCTGTACTTGGTCGGTAAATATATTCAACTATAA